AGCATGGGACTGGTGAAATACAACGCCGACGCCATCAACGGCAGCGGCGCCGTACAATCCACAACCCAGCAGAAGGACTACAAGGTCGGCGACATTGTCACCTTCAAGGGAGGAAACCACTACTACACGTCGCAAGACGCAAGTCCACGCGGCGGCAACAGATCCGGCGGTAAGGCTAAAATTACCGTCATAGCAAAAGGAGCCAAGCACCCATACCACCTCATCGGCGGCGCTTATAACAACGTCGGTGGCAACAGCAATGTGTACGGCTGGGTAGATGCTGGCTCGTTCAGTTAGGAGGTTAGGACATGGACGAAGGAATGAGCAAACTCGCGAGAGTGCTCCACAACCGAATGCAAGGAGAACGAGAGGCGCACAGCTCCCTCGTGCTTGACTTCGGCGAAATCAAAAGTGACTACAGCCTCCTCACCAACACATACCCGATACCGATCCCGAAATCGGACTACCTCGTACTGGAAGACCTGACCCTCGGCAACACCGGGGAAGCACTTACCACGACAACCAAGAACGGCGCACACACTCACGGCAACAACGGATCCCACGAAGGACACGTCGGCGGAGACGGCTCCCATGAGCACGAAACCGACGGCACACACGGACATACCGTCCTGGTCCCCGAAAAGCTCCGCTGGCTGAAGCCGGGAGACCGCGTCCTGGTGGCGTGGGTCCAGCACGACGCTATCGTCGTAGGAAGAGTCCGACCGGCGACTGACATCGGATAGGAGGCGAAATCATGGCAGAAAAAAACCTATTCCCTGTCTTTGACGTGCCGGAGATAACAACGCCCACCCAGAGCGAAACGCGAACGTACAAACCGAGCGTATTCTTCGACTACGAAAAAGGCGATTTCAGGCTTGATGGTGCCCATAAGATGACAGCCTCCACCGGCAAAGAAGCCTATATGCAATGGTGCCGCAAGGCCGTAATGACCGAACGCGACGCCTGCCTCGCTTACAGCACAGACATCGGCATCGAAGGAGAGGCGGCGCTTGCAGAGGGCGACCACGCCGCCGTGGAATCGGCACTCGAAAAAACCATCACAGAAGCGCTCATGGTCAACACCCACACCGAATACGTCCGAGGCTTTGAATTCTCGTGGAGAGCAGACGGTCTCTACCTGGCATTCACGGTCAAGGGCAAGGAATGGGAAGAAGAGACAATAAGCGCTCTATTCTCAACGTAAGGAGGAAGAAGCATGGAAACAAATACCACATTCGTCCCGCCTGCCTGGCTTGACGGTCAGGATGCGGAGACGATCCACGCGCGAATGATGCAAAACCTCCCTGACGACATCGACGACACCGAGGGCGGATTTCCGTGGGACTTCACGAAGCCGACAGCGCTTGAAAAAGCAGAGCTGCTCGAATTCCACATGATGGAGACCACCAAAATCATGCATTATATGTTCTCCTACGGAATCTACCTCGACTACCACGCAAAAGCGGTAGGCATCACCAGAAAGGAAGCGAGCCACGCTGCAGGATCCCTGTATATCACCGGCTCACCCGGTACGGTTATCCCGGACGGTTTCCTTTTTGCCGTTCCGGCATCCGGAGACACGGCAGCGATCACATTCCACGCGACCGAGGAAGTAACCATCGACACCGACGGTAAAGCGACGGTACCCATTCAGGCAACCGAAAGCGGAACTATCGGCAACGTGGCCGCAGACACCATCATCATCATGGTGTCCCCTTCCATTTCCGGCATTGAGAGGATAACCAACCTCGAAAGCACCAGCGGCGGTGCACCCGAAGAAGACGACGAATCACTCCGCAGCCGAATCGGCGAAATTTGCGAAGCGTCAGACGCCTCCTTCGTAGGCTGCGACAACGACTACTCTCGCTGGGCAAAGGAAATCAACGGCGTGGGCGACGTTATCGTCATAGCCGAGTGGAACGGACCGGGCACCGTGAAGGTCGTCGTCATGGACGCCAACGGCCAACCGGCCAACAGCAAAATCATCGAGGACGTGGAGAACCACATCGTGGCGCCGAACGACCGCAGAGCCAGACTGGCTCCGATCGGCGCAACGGTAACAATTACCGCACCGACAACGGTGGATATCGACGTCGCCTGCGACCTCACGATCGCACCGGGCGAAGACTACACCGTAATCGTGGCAAATATCGGAGAGAGCCTCAAGGAATACTTCGAGACGGCGCAGAAGGAAGGTGTAATCAAGCGAAACCGAATCGGCTCGATAATTATCGGTACCGACGGCGTAGCCGACTACGCAAACCTCACGCTCAACGGAGAGACCGGAAACATCACCCTCGCGCTGGACGAATACCCGAACATCGTCGGGCAGTTTGCAACGACCCCCAGCGTAACGGAGGTGTAAGCGATGGACAAAAACTTCGATATTGAACACTTCCCGACCAAAGAAAGCGCCAAGCGCATGATGAGCCGCATATCGCCGATTTATGAGAACTCATACGTCGGCAAATGGCTCTTTGAAATAATGGGCATTGAGATGGACGAAGCACGACAGCTCGTGGAGAGCCTTCGCCAGCAATGCTTCATCGAGCAATGCACCTGGGGAATCAGATACTGGGAAGAAAGGTACGGCCTGGAGGTTGACGAAACCAAAGACCTCGAAGCCAGACGCGCAGCGGTAATCGCAAAGCGAGGACGCAAGCAACCGATCACCCCAGCCTCCCTGGAAGACATCCTCGAAAATCTCACCGGCCGAACGGTGGCGGTGGACGAAGACAACGGCAGCTACGCCTTCAAGGTTTCCATCGAGGAAGGAACCTCGACCGTGGACTACACGGCGGTCATCAAGAAGATCAACACCGTGAAACCGTCCCACCTCACGTACAGCATCGAGCTGGCGCGAAAAGGGACGCTGACGCTCCATATCGGAGTGGCCAGCTACCAAGAAAAAAGCGTGATAATCTCGGAATTCGACCAGACAGGAATCAGCGATGTAACAACCCTCACGGACGAAGACGACGACTATCTCTGCGACGAAGACGAAAACATCTTCGTTGACGAAGAATAAGGAGGCGATCACATGGGACTCATCCCACAATTAACTGATGCCGGAAAAGCTATGATGATCAAAGCCATGACAGGCAGCAATCTGAACTTCACGGCAATTAAAATCGGTGATGCGAACGCCCCGTCTGCGCTGAAATCTGGCGACTACTGGTACGACACCGAGAACCAGACGCTCAAGCAGTACATGGACACATGGACCGAGAGCGCAGCAGGCATCACCGTAGGAGAAAACGAACCAACCAACCCAGAGATCGGCGACCTCTGGTACAACCCATCCGTCGGCGCACTTTACAAATGTGCAAACGGCTGGGTACCTGAAACCGACGCAAACGTAACCTGCGCCACCAGCGCACCGGAGAACCCGGACATCGGGGACTACTGGTACGACACCGCAAACGACATCTTCTACGTCCGCAGCACCCTGTGGAGCAACGCTACAGGCGTCAGAATCACCGTCAAGGACGAAGAACCCGCACACCCGTCCGTAGGCAGCTACTGGTACGACACCACCGAGGAGAAGCTGAAAATCTGCTCCGGAGGCTGGCAAGACACCGAAATCGCAGTAGGCGCAGAGCCTCCTGCAGAAGCAGCCATCGGCGACCTTTGGTACGACACCGAGAACAACGTCCTGAAGGTTTGCGGCGGCACCGAAGAAGAACCGACGTGGACTGGCGCCGGAAGGAACTGCCCGCAGACGCAACCTTCGGATCCGGCATTCGGAGACGTATGGTTCGACAGCGAGCGAAACGTCGTCCAGGAATACAAGGCCATCTGGACCGTGGACACGGAGCACAACTTCACCTACAGCCAGACGGTACCTGCAGATCCGCAAGAGGGCGACTGGTGGTATGACACTACCCTCCACGTTTACGTCCAGCAATGGACGCGAGACACCGGCCGAGCATTCACCTACGGCGCGGTCGCAGCTTCCAACGCAGAAGAGGACGACTGGTGGTACAGCACCACGAACGACACCCTCTACACATACGGCAGAGTGATGGCTCTTGACGATACAGACACCTTCGCATACAGCGCAACCAGACCGACGATCGCCTTCGACGGCGACTATTGGTACGATACCGGACGCCACATCCTCATGGAATACGCATCCGGCTGGTTCGATGTGACGGACATCGCGTTCACTTACGCACCGACACCGGCAGCGAACCCAAGCGCAGGCGACTGGTGGTACAACTCGGCAACCCAGCAGCTCTACGAGTACAACGGCGCACAATGGGTAGCGAACTACGCCACGATCACGTGCTCGATTTCGCAACCGAACGCACCGGAGGCATTGACGGATCTACTCGACCCGATCATGACGGCACCCATTACCGAAATACTCAAAGGCAGCAACTACGTAAGCCTTACGGCGATGCTTTCCAACGTGGACCTGGCGGAAGGCTTCAAGTGGTCGGAGACTGGCGTATTCGCACAAATCGACGACGGAGAGCCGGAGCTTTACGCTTACTGCAACGCCGGAGATTTATACGACTATATCCCCGACAACACCTGCGGCAGGAAC